GACAGATTAAATCCTGCACTTCAAAGATTGGATGCTGAAGATATATCCTTGGGCAGAGAACTTGGTTTGTTAAATAGAGAAAAGTCGGAATTGTCTAGATAAAAACATTTTAGGATACTTTATATGCCAACTGGATTAATAACTCGTAATGGTCAGACCGTGTATGTTGATAGACGTAATAATAAATTTTACGTTCTACAAGGTATTACCGAACGAATCAACCAACAAGCACAAAAAACTGTTGATGTTCTTTCAAAAAATTTAACACAAATTTCGGATATAGCAAACATAACAAATAATTTCGTTCAGTCTGTTGGAGCCGTTGGTGCATCGTTCAATAGAGATTATATTAAACAAGAATTTGCCACAAACTTAGTAAATGTTGCAAATGATACCAGTAATCTAACCAATCAAACTAGACAACAAGTTATCAACGACAGAAATAATCCGGCAGTTAATCAACAAGCAGTAACACAACCAAACGCTACAGATTTTAATATTTCATTTGAGCAAAAAACCATAACAACAACAGTCGTAAGACAAAACCCAGCAAAAGCTTTATCCGATGTAGCTGCAGAAAATAGACGACACGCGTTAGAAAATGGATTTGAAACAGCACTAACAGTACAATCAACAGGACCATCAACAGTCACAATTAATGGTCAACGATGGTACAAATCTACAGCAACTATAACATATGAAAAAATAGATTCAACTGTGTTGGGTCCTGAAAGACGTAGATTATTTGAACAACGAATACAAAATCAAGTATCAACCGCACCGGTTCAACCAACAAGTTCTCCTGTCTTATCGGTACCTGCAAATATTACACCAACAATACCAACGGTAACACCAGTAGCAGCATTATTCCAACCAACAGAAACATTACCAAATGTACCATATCCTGGTGGAATATACCAACGTAATTCTAGGGGCAATAATGTAAAGTTGATACAAGAAAGACTCAATAGGGTATTACGATCAGCAACACCATTGGTCGAAGATGGTATATTTGGAACATTAACATTTAACGCAGTAACACAATTTCAACAAAATTGGAATAGTACAAACACAAATAAATTAATCGTTGACGGTAGAGTTGGAAATAACACATGGAATGCATTATTCAGCACACCAGTACAGTCAACACTAGCACCAGTAGTAATTCAACAACAGTCAATAACAACTTTAGGTGCACCAAGTAATTTAACACAACCAATAACAATACCGACTGGTGCTGGTTCAACATCATCTGTGGTTGGTGAAACAAATACATCAACTAACTTGTTTACAAGAACAAGCGCTACAGCAACACCTAGAACACCACCACCAACACGACCACGAACCGCAGCACCAGCACCAACACCACCAATCGCAACACCAGGATTTGATATAGACCAATCACAATCAATATTTGGAACACCTCGTAAATTGTCTATATTTGAAATAGAAGCACTAAATAATAGATTAGCTAGTCCGTTTATCTCCGATGAAGAAAAAGTAAGAATACGACAAATACTAGGAGTTGCAAACGAACTTCCAGCAGATTTAAAATTACCACAAGATCCACAATTAGAATTTTCACAAGAAGTTACAAGACCAAATTTGTCAGTCACAACTTCTGGAAATACTGCAAAATTATCATTTAATTCTGGTCGAGCGGTAAATATAGAATATAGTATTGATAATGGTACCACATACACAGTATTAAATCCACCATTACGTGCGGGTGATATAACTGTTCGTGATTTGGAAGTAGGTATATACGCTATAAGAATTCGGGGTATTAGGTCGGACGGTACAAAAACTGCTCCATCACAACCACAAGCTGCTATTATCAAGGTAAGTCAACCTATTATTAGAAGAACAGAACCAGAAAGTGCTACAAGTGCAATAGTCATTTTTGATGATTCCGTCACACCAAACGATATAAAAAATTATCAATTTACAACCCGTTCGGATAATGCGGGGTGGACAAATGCATTACCAACATCGGGTAAAGGTGAAGCAATACGTTCACCAATTCTTATATTTGGATTAGAAGTAGACAGAACCTATACCATTAGAATACGTGCAGTATATAAGGATGGAAGTGTTGGTAACGTATCCAATTCCGCAACACTTAACACCTTCAAAACTAAACGAGAAGGTGGTGGAGTTATCGCATAAAAGTGGTCTAAATCGTTCTATTTCATAGTCTTTTGATATTTAAGTAAAGGGGTTTTAACGGTTATATTTTTTAGGAGAACATTTATGGACAAAACATTATTAAAAGCATACATTAGAACCATAGTAGAAGAAGAAGTCAATAGAATTCTTCCAGAACTATTAGGTGAAGCTGTGTCTCAAATCAAAGGAGCACAACAAGTTAATGAAACTGTTGCTACTCCAACTAAGCCCAAAATTGATCGTACGAAATTGGCAGCGTTGATGGGATTAGAACGTCACGGAGACACTATAACAGCAACAACTAACAATATGATTCTTCCACAAAACATCCCACAAGGTGTCAATTTGAACGATCCATCGGTAAAACCAGCAGTTGAAGCAATTACTAAAGACTACAGTGCTTTAATGAAAAAAATGGGATTGAGTAAGTAAAATGCCAAAAACTCTTTTTCTTGGACAAACACTTCCACTGCAAAGAACCGATCGTGGATATTTTCAATCTACAACTGATCGTTTCGAAAATGAAAAATCAAAGTTTATTAATTTAATTTTAACTAAAAAGGGTGAACGAGTATCAAACCCTGCGTTTGGTTGCGATTTGTGGTTACTGCTGTTTGAACAAAAAGATGGGCAGATACAAGATTTGGCAAGAGACTATGTATCCGAAGCAGTGAATACATTTATGCCATATTTAACACTACAACAAGTACGAATTACTAATGATGAAACATTTTTAAATGATAATTCTATAAATCTGTATGTTAGATATGGATTTGTTAACAACCCATTAGTAACAGACCAAGTACAACTAACACTTGGGGCAGCAAACACAGTTGGTGGAAACTTGGCTGTGTCTGGAAGAACTACAACACGTAATTTTTAATAGAGAAGCATAATGGCTACAACCAATAATGTTTTAAATAAGCTATCTGTAACACCAAAGGAAGTAAGTTACCTTAATAAGTCATTCGTTGACTTCAAGGGTGACCTTATTACCTTTATTAAAAACTATTACCCAACAACCTGGACAGATTTTAATGAAGCAAATCCAGGTATGATTATGTTGGAACTCGCTGCTTATGTTGGTGATGTATTATCATTTTATGTTGATAACCAGTTCAAAGAAAACTTATTGGCTTATGCAGAAGAAGAAGGAAATGTTATTACTATAGCACAAGCATTAGGATATAAACCAAAAACTATAGTACCTGCAACAGCTGAAATATTAATATCACAAGTAGTTCCAGCACTTGGTTCCTCAGAAGGTTATATTCCTGATGAAACCTACTTCTTAAAAATAGACAAAAATTCTACAGTATCAACATTACCACCAAATGTAGTAACATTTAGAACAACGGAATTGGTAGATTTCGCAGATCCACAAAATAGAGTTATAGTTCCACGACAACTAGATTCAACTACACTTTTACCAATTACTTATTTGGTAACTAAGAAAGTAAAGGTTGTTGCTGGTGATATTCGTCAAGAAACATTTACGTTTGGTGACCCTGAAAAATTTTCCACTATTACAATTGGGGATACTAACATAACCACAATTAGTGACGTAGTTGATGCAGACGGGTATAAATTTTACGAAGTAGATTATTTAGCACAAGATACTATAGTAGACGATAAAGAAGTTACATACGTTGCCAGCGTTAGTGAATCGGTGGCACCATCATATGCAATAAAGTATAGAACAGTTCCACGTAGATTCGTCACAAGACTCACACCAGATAAAAAAACACAATTGATATTCGGTTCTGGTCGGGGTAACGCGTCGGAAGATATAGTATATCTGGATTCACAGCAAGTTGCAAACTCGGAATATGGTACTCAACTTGCAAGTGTATCATTAAGTAATACCGATTTATTAAACACAGATAATTTTGGTATCGCACCAGCCGACACAACGTTGACCGTAACATACTTTACTGGTGGTGGAGTTACTAGTAATGTAGCATCAGGAACAATCGTACAGGTTGGACAAATGATTATCCTCAATAGAACAACAGAACTAAATCAAACAGAACTTGAATTATTTAACGATATAGTAAATACTATTACAGTATATAATGAAATGCCAGCTACGGGTGGCCAAGATGGTGAAACAGTAGAAGAAATAAGACAAAGAGCATTAGCAATATACAGTGCACAAAATCGCACAGTTACACGAAGAGATTATGAAGCAAGAGTACTGACAATGCCAGCGAAGTATGGGTCGGTAACAAAGGTGTTCGCTATATCAGACACATTACAAAGTAGAATTCAAGCAGAAGGAACACCAGAACAAATTGATGAAAATATCAGACAGTTTGTTGAAAATAATCCAAAACCAAATGCAATTAATTTGTATGTTTTGGGATATAACCAAAACAAAAAAATATCGACGGTAAATGATTTGGTCAAGAAAAACCTTCAGCAATACTTGTCACAATATAGAATGTTAACAGACCAAGTAAACATCCTTGACGCATTTACTGTGAATATAGGTGTTAACTTTGATATAACTGTATTTAAGAATTATAATATGGCTGATACCATAGCACTTTGTTTGGGTGCTGTCAATGATTACTTTGATATTGATAAATGGAATATCAATCAACCAATTCGTCTAGGCGACATACAACTTTTATTACAAGCACAAGATGGTGTACAAAGTGTTAATCGATTGGAAATAGTTAATAAATATTTCTTTAAGGATGGTAGAGATTATCAGCCATATCGTTATGATATAGCAGAAGCAATTGTTGATGGAGTTGTATATCCATCACTCGACCCATGCATTTTTGAGATTAGATATCCAGAAGATGACATTATAGGAAGTGCAAAACAATGAGATTATTCCTAACCGCCTCCGCAGATACTACTATCTACAAAAGATATTCAACCAACAACGCAGGATTGGATGAAATTATAGAAGTTGGTAAAGTAGCAAAACCAGAAGATTTGGAAATTACATATAGCTCAAGTGCCGCACGTGCATTGATAGATTTTACATTACCATCAAGTGGATCAATTCCAGATACGGCATCATTTTATCTCAACCTGAAGATAGCAAATGCAGAAAAAATGCCATATTCACAACAACTAGAAATATACGAAATTTCTGGTTCGTGGGTAGAAGGTAGTGGATATTTTGTTCAACAAAGTGTAAATCCTCGTGATGGTGCAACTTGGAGTGGTAGTAATGCATCAGTGGGGTTGTCGTGGAGTATTTTTGGTGGTGACTATTACGCATCACCATCAACCAGTGTTATATTAAATGAATACCCAATGCAAGATTTACGTGTTGATGTATCAAGTATAATGCAAGATGTGTTGTTTAATGACAGAGACTTTAAAGGATTTATTATTAAGTTTTCATCCGCATCAGAAGCAGATTATATAGATAAAGGAAACATCAAGTTCTTCTCAAAACAAACACACACCATTCACGCACCAGTTTTAGAAGTGGTATGGGACACATCAACATTTTCAACTGGTTCATTAAAAGCAATACCAAACACTACAGATATAGAAGTTGTTCCTAAAAATGCAAAAGAAACTTATATTCGTAATACAAAAGAAAAAATTCGTTTTGTAATACGAGATAAGTATCCACGTAAAAACTTTGATTCAACATTACGATATGCAAGTAGATACTATTTACCAACATCGTCATACTTTAGTGTAGTTGATAGACAAGCGGGAACAACAATATATCCAGTAGATAGTTTTGCAAAATTAAGTTGTGATGCAACTGGATCGTATTTCGTATTGGATACATCACCACTTTACAAAAACAGATATTACTCTGTAAACCTAGAAATAAATAACGGAAGTGAAGATACCACCACTATTCCAGAAATATTTACGTTTTTGGTGAAGTAATGACGTTCGATGATTTGATTAAAACTTTTAAGGTGCAACCAGACTTAAATAGAGAGTTCTGGACATCTGACAACAAACTTGATCCAATTATTCGTAAAGCTCTTATGAAAATTGCAAAGGAGTTTTACGATAGTATTGACCTTGAAAAGAAACCAAAGATTAAAGACATTGTATTTACTGGTAGTTTAGCAAACTATAATTACTCACAATACTCCGATGTTGACCTTCATTTGTTATTTGATTTTGGTAAAGACACAGAAATATTATCACAATTTTTCTTGTTAGCAAAGTCAAAATGGAATGATAAACACGACATCACAATTAAAGGGTATGATGTTGAAGTTTATGCAGAAGATGCAAGTTCACCACATGTTGCAACGGGTTTGTATAGTGTGTTAAAAGGTAAGTGGATTAAAGAACCAAAGAAAGAAACACCAGTATATGATGAACAGGACGTAATGACAAAGGTAAAACATATTGTCGGTATATTTGACCAATTAGTAAATCAATACAAGTCTGGTCAACTTACTGGATTAGATAAAAAAATTGAAAAATTTAGAGACAAGTTGGGTAAGTTTAGACAATCTGGATTAGATAAAGGTGGAGAGTTCTCGACAGAAAATCTTGCATTTAAGTTATTACGTCGAGCAGGATATATGGAAAAGTTAGCAAATCTACAAAATATGACAACGGACAAACAACTTTCGGTCAAGGAAGTAAACTGATATGGCAAGATTAAGTTCTATAAATAAAACAATAGTACAGGTATCCGAATACAACACAGGTTCCTCAGATTTAGTGTTGGATATTCCGTTGACATCTGGTGAAACTATTCAATTTATTGCCGAAACGCAGTTTTTTACACCACGTAATATAGCAACTAGTAGAGCTGATGTATTAGGATTACCAAGTCAAAGTGTTGTGGAATATACGGCAGGAAATATACCAGTAGTAAAAATGCCAATCGGTGCAAAAGATATTACCAATCCACAATTTTATGCATTTTCTGTGCAAAGTGATCAATACTTAGATATCCCAATTGATAACTTTTTTAGAGAATTGTTTGACGATTTGGAACTTCCTGATGATGACCCAAATTTAACAACATTACGTGGACAACGTGAAGCAGCAATGCAAGCAGCAATGGCATTAGATGACTTTGCAGCAGCGATTGCAGATGGGGATACGGAAGCAGCTGATATAGCAGATGCAGAAATTGATGAAGGTCTTGCAGAAGCGCTACCAGCAGAAGAACCAGATCCAGCATCAATAATAACACCAGAAGAAGAAGATGAATTAGCCGCATTAGATTTTGTTGGATTATCTGATGTATCTGGGGTTACCGATGGAGCTGACGACATTATTGACCCAGCACCTGAAGTTACGGAAGATGATTTAATACAACGTATTCCACGCATTCCTGGAAATAAGAAAATTTCTGGTATAGATACGGTAAATAAAGCAATCGACTTACTTAACGATGGTATTCAACAGATTGAAGGATCTATACAACAAGGAACCGACGAAGAAGGTAAATGCAAGTTTATTACCGTTGCAAAGGGTAAAAAAGGATTCCGTGGTATTGGTAAAAAGAAAGAACGTAAAGTATCGAGAGCAGACACAGAAGCTAAGTTAAAATTAGTACAAGAAGATATTGCAGCACAAGAAGCCAGCTCAACAACAATACTACAAACAAAAAGTGGAGTCCCAACTACCTTTAGAGTATCAAAACAAACATTGTTTGGAAAAATAGTTGGTGGTGTTCTTAAAAATGGATTTTTGGCAGCAATGGTTGGTGTAGTAGCAGCACCATTTACTGCTGGAGCATCATTAGCACTAACTGCTGGAGCTATTGGAACTACCGCACTTTCGGGAGCAGTTGCCGGAGTTGCAACCCTAGCAGGTGCAAGACAATTTGTTCCAAAAGGATTTGCACCTATGAAAAAAGAACAAGCATTAAGAGTACTAAAGGCAACAGCAGAAAAATTAGAAAGTATATTAAAGAAGGAATGTAATTAATGCCAACTCAAGAAAATTATGTCCAATTTATTCCTGGTAATCCACAGGTATTTTCAGTTTCTCGTTTAGCCGAAGGAGAAAATGATACGGAAGTTATATTTGGTAGATTACCAGGACGGTTTGGGTTTGACCAAGATGATAATATAGAAATGCATTTCTACGACTCAATAAATAATTTAGTCGGGTCAGTGCTTATTCCAGTAAATACAGGTATAATTTCGGGAAGAACAATATTACTTCCAGATGGAACAGAAGATGAAAAGATAGTGGTGGATATGACCAGAGTACAGAAAGAACTCGGGTTACTAGTACCACCAGGTACATATACCGTTTCTATAAATTTATTTTCTAATGAAATAGGTGCCTATAATAATCCAAAGATGATTATAGAAGAAGTGTCTACGTCTAGAACAGAATTACGTTTAGGATTTGTTGCATCAAATATTACTGATGTAGAAGTAAGTGAATTGTTTGAATTTACCCAACCAGGTGTACCAAGAGCCACGGCAGCGAGTATTTTGGCAGATGCACTTGGTGTCGAAAATCTAACGTCTACCCAAGACCAAGCAGCACCTGGCCCAGATGAAATATTGGGATTTACATCAAACGTAATACAAAAATTAGAAGATGTAGACCCAGAAATAATAACTAAATTATCAGACTTACAACCTGATGCTCCTGATAATTTGATAACCACTATGCAAGTTTTATACGCAGCTATTTACGATGAATTTATTGGATTGTTAGAAACTACAAAAAATTCAAAACAATTCGATAGATTACAAGAAAGTGAATTATTAATATTAGTTCAAGAAGCAGTGGATAGAGCATTACAAAATACAAATTTACGATTGTTCACAGGTGATACTGTATTTTATACAACTCCTGTTTAATATTACGAGGTAAAATATGGCTAACGCAGCAGATTATTTACAACTAAATACTACTCAATTACTCAATACGTACAAGTTAAGAACTCGTAGTATTGATGTTCGTACATTTGTTGCAACAAACATAGCATCAAATTATGTACTAAACTCAACAGTTACCTCGAATAATGCCGCTATCACACTTACCCCAACTTCGTTTATTTTACAACCAAATGAATCAATAACGGTCACAGTCGAATACGATACAACACAATTGGAAACACTCTCGGCTGGAACATTGGAAGGGGCATTAAATTTTAGTGTAGCAGCAACACCTGTAGTAATTCCACTAATTCCAACACCACCAGCATCCCCACCATTACCAGAATCACCAATACAAATTTTGTCAAGAATACAAATTACACCAACAAATTTTACATTGTCGGAGGTTGGTGAGACAACACAATTTAGTGCAATCTTATATGTTGGTGATACACCAACACCGGCAACATTTGCATTTAGTTTAGAAAACGATAGAGCAGACGCATTTAAATTGGACGTAAACTCAGGTGTTGTAAAAGCACTAAAACCTGGCACAAATAAAGCTACAGTAAAAGCTCGGTTACTAACACCAACACAGTACGTAGGAACTGAAGGACTTGCAATTGTAGCGGCAAACGTACCAATAATTGTACCTGTTGGTGGAGATCCTGTACCAACAACGGGTAACCTAACAGTAATAGTTCGCGGTATGTCAAGAAATATTGGGGCAAATGTAACAATTTCTGGATTAAATCAATCAATTACAGACACAACTACATTTAATAATATTCCTGCTGGTAATTATACTATCACACCAAACGTTGTAACTATTGGTGGAGTAAATTACAATCCAACAGGTGGTGGTGAAATTTATGTAGCACCAGGACAAAATGCAGAAATAACAGTTCAATATACCAAACAATCACCACCAGATGTAAATTCTATACAAATTGTTGAGTTATATGATACAAATGGAAATATATTACAACAAGGCACGAATGTAAATGTTGGTGACAGAATAACAGTCATAGCAAACACATACAGAAATGGTAAGCGAACTAATATTGGAGATGTTCAATTTACTATGAACAATACACAAGAAGGTGTGCAAACAGTTCAAGGTAAATCTAGCGGAGTATATAGATCTACATTTACAATAACTGAATCTGGTGTAATAAATGTTACAGCATATAATCAATTGGGTGGATCTGTAACTGGACAAATAAACGCAAACCGTGTATCAACATACACAATTAGAATAAACGCTCCAGGAACATTGATTGTGGGACAATGTTCACCAGTAACAGCTGTAGTACTACAAGATGGAGTAGAAACAAATATTCCAGTGCAAATAGATTTGAGTGGTGGTCTTGGTAGAATATCTGATGATCCTTGTGGGGTTCCACAACCATTACCAACAGCAAGAACACAACCAATACTTGTAGCAGATTCACAACCATCACCACCAATATTTGTAGCAGCTGCAGAAGCTGCACAAACTGGAACCGCAGTCGGTGGTGCTATAGTAGATACTGGAGCGTTTGGAACATCTGGTGGAGTATCTACTGGTGGTGAATTTGATCAAATAGCATTTATAGATCAAGGTCAAAACGCAATTTAATATATAAGGATTTTATTTATGGCAACTACAAGATATGTAACAGGGGATTCAGCGGGTAACGTAAATCTATTAGCAAGAGCTGTAGATCCTAACGGGAATCCCATTACACAAAAAATTTCTATTACAGTAAATCCTTTACCAGTTGTACCAAAATGTTACAATGCTATATTGGCATTGAGTCCTGTTCAAGACAGCGTAGAATCTGCTTGTGCACAATTTGGTGTAGCTAACACTTATTATCTAGGTAATCCTCGTAACACAGTATACTTAGATGATAGTTGTTCACAGCTTGCACGTGATGGATTTTACAAAACTGAAGATGACAATTATGTGAATATCAATGGTGGTGCAATTAGACAACGTGGTTCATGCGTCGAACTTGCGGTTAGAAATATTCGTCAAAATTTAGGTGGGGCACGAGTAGCAACACCGCCTGGTAGTGGGCCACAACGATTTGAAACAGGTGGAGTAACTAATGTAGCACCACCAATTTCTATTAGAATTCCGGGAAAAACAAGAGAAACATTTGTTCCACCACCAACGTTTACAGTACCAGCACCAACGGTAGTAAAACCAGACCCCGCATTTATTGCATAACGTGC